TCTTCGTACACCCCATTTCTGGCCTAGAATGCCGTGATGATAGAGTTCATCAGAATATCTTATTTTATAGCTACTCATTCAAGCTCCTTTCCAGCTCATCTAATGCAGCATCATTGGCATCAAGATTTGCTAGCTGCTCGTTTACAAAGCTGTCATCTTCGTCTTCCTCTTCAGGCTGTTCTTCTGGAAGCTGGCCAGCAAGAGTCTGATCTACTGGCATATTCGGATTAACTACCGCATCTGCCTGCTCTTCTGGTCTTGGTTTCATTCCAAGTTTGGACCTAAGCTCATTTGTTGACATGATCTCATTTCGCTTAAACTTATCACCAACATCTGCGATTGTGGAAATGGGTGCAAGTTTAAACGGATCTCTAAAGAACATTATTGCCTGGCCTTGAGTTCTTGCAGTCTTTGAAAGGAACTTTCTTTCAAATTCTTCAGCAATAGCAGAAAGAACTGGAGTAATGGCCCTATTGTAATAATTGATCATGGTCTCTTCGTTTGCTGTTCCATTTAGGATCTCTTTCGTAAGACCAAGCTGAGCGAAAAGCTCTTCGGTTAGACTTTGAGTTTGCTCAAATAGATGGTTTTCTATAGAGCGATTAAGCTGCGTTACTTTTTCAGTTCCGTCAATATAGGCAACGCCATACTTTGACCCTGCGAGCTGCATTTCAAGGTCTTTCCTTCTTGCTTCGGCTTGATTCTTCCTTGTTTCTGTCTTTATGACATAAGGAAGCTGAATTATCATGTCAAGTTTTCCAGAGCTTGCATTTTCATCGGTAATGTCAAGAAGAGCAAGCTTTCTCATAAGACGCTTTGCAACTGAATTAGGCTCGTTCATAACGTAGTAGAACGGGTTTTCTATAATAGCGGTGCAATGCTTTGGAAATATCTTATCTTCCTTCTGGCCAGTTCTTTCGTTGTAAAGTCTTACCTTTACATTCTCAGGATACCATTCAAGCACCTTTCCTGTTCTAAGTGAAAGGATGTTGTAAGATTCAGTAAGCTTTGGATTATCAGTTGCATCAGTTATTACAACAGCTACAACCCCTTCATCAAACATTGACATTGCAACGTCTTGAATAAAGGCTCTTCCGGTTTGGTCAATATTTGCTGAAACTGTAAGTACGTCGTTAAGCTCGTCGTAAATATCATCGGCGTAGTTTTTATCCTGGTCGAGTCTAACATGTCTTAAATCTACCGCTGCTACGTCCATTGCCATACGGTTATAGATGACGTTTACTATTGAGCGTTCGTTTGCAGGCCTAAGCCTCATTCTATCAGGCTTATAGCTTGTTGAAATCCCCATTTTTGTGAGATCCGGATATGAGGGGTCCTTGTTTTTAAAGGCATTCCAGCCGTTTTTAATTCTATCAGTTAGTGATGGCATAGGAACTCCTTAATAAGTTTATAGTTATTCATAGGCTTCCTTGTTTAATTTATATGCAATATATGCATCCATAAGAGCTGCCACATTATCAATCTTTGCTTCCTGGCGTTTTTTGAGAAGCTTTCTATTGCCGTTGGTATCCTCAAGAGTTATGCAGTTTCCCATAGCAAATTGCATAAGGCTTTGGTCAAAGAGCAGCATTCTTTCTTCTGAAAGCTTTTTAAGTTCCCCAAGAGGGACTGATTCTGTTTTAGAGCCTTGAATTACTTTTTCTATTCCGTAAGGTCCATTCTCAGATGCCCATCTTTCGACGAATTCTCTAGCATTGTATGGATCGTATCCGAACGACCTAACATCAAGATTATAGCTTGAGATGTAAGAATCTAGATCGTCATAAACCTGCATCATGTCAAGAACAGTTCCTTCCATGACAATCAGACTTCCTTCTTTCATAAACTCGTTGTATTTAAGACGCATAGAAAGGGGAAGATTATTTAACGTCTTTGATGTAATATATGACCTTACTTTAATTCCAAAATCGCCATTTGGAAGAGGGAATAGAAATGTAAACGCGCAAAAGTCATCACCTTGCGACAGGTCGGCCCCCATGCTGCAAGGCATAGACCAAAACTCTCTTTTTCTGGTTTGAGGAAGAGTTTCTTCATATGTAAAGAAGTATGTGTAGCCCTCCATTGGAATTCCAAATCTTTTAGCCAAAATATCATTCCGAGCTGCTGGAACTTTTTCGGCTCTTTCTACATCTCTTTCGTATGTTTCATAAGAGACGGTCATTCCAAGATTTGGGTTTGCTTTGATCCACATTCTTGGATCTGCTACTTCTTTAATATCGTCAAGCCTGTAGTACCAAATGGATACATGAGGATCTTTGTATTCTCCCTTTAAAATATCCATAAGTTCAAGCTTGATATCATCGCCTGCTCCATTTCTTACGGTTCCTTCTGAAGACGCGGCAACTATTAAATAATCATCAATTTTGCTTGCGCCTTGCTCAATTGCGCCTATTACGTCTTCCCTAATATCTCCAGATAGCCACTCATCAACGGTTGCTACTTTGCATCTAAGCCCCTGAAGCTTATCAATGGTCATTGGTCTTACTTCAATTATTGAGCCTGTAAGAAAGTTTTGAATACCGGCTTTAGTTGATGCGAGTTTTTGACGATTAGCTTTTGAACCTGTGGTGTTTTGAAGAGACCCTTCGGTAAGGAATTTGAACAATGGGCCTCTTGCCCTGGTTATTGCAGTCCTTATCGGAGACATTACTTCATCTGCTTGCTTCATAGTAGGAGCAGTTGTAATTTGCTGTGTTGTTGAGGTGTCAATGTTTAAGAAAAAGCTCTGAAGATTTGAAAGATACATTGACTTAGCAGCACCTCTTGAAATGATGAGATACTGCTTATTAACAAGTCTTTTTTTAATCTTTTTTGTGACGTATCTGCCACCTCTACCGTCTTCGTCTTTAACGAATACAGACTGCTCAACAAAATAGTACCATCCAAATATCTGCTCGGCCCACAGTTTAAAAGATGGTAAAAGAAAGAGATCTGATCCATCTGTAAGTGTCAGTTCTCCTTCACAGTAAGCGATGAAGCCTTCAACGGCTTCATCATCATACCAAATTCCAGGATTGTCGATAAGTTGGTCAATCCTATTCATTTCCATGGAGATTGTCTCGCAAACCGGGATTTCTCCTTGGATTACTTTATGCCTAAATTCCCCATAGTATCTAGGGACAGCGGTATTTGATAAAGCCATTTTGATTTTTTAGTTATTAATAGCGTATAACATTGTAGAGTCTTTGCACATAATTATCGCCAAGCTCTATATAATCGTTATTTACTTCATTCCAAAGTGTATCTAAAACGTCCTGCTCTTTTGACCATTGATCAAAAAGGTTATTATACTTTTTAGCTTCTTCGCTATTACGAAGTGAATTAATACTCCTTGTCAGAAAATTGTTTCCCAATTCTCCTCGAGCTTTTCGAACATCTCTCCAAAGTTCGTCATTTCTATCCTGTCGTTCTGTGTATTCATCATACTTTTTTTTATATGATTTTACAGCATTTTTATAATAGTCAGGCGCTGCCTGGGCTCTCCGTTTATCTGCTTTTTCATCTAAGAGCTTAGCGTTTAATTTACCTAATGGGGTTCCAATCTTTCTTGCTCTTCTTGCTTCATCTTCTGCTCGTTCGGCTCTATCCTTCCGGTAGTTGGCATTTAATCTATCTATAGTATCTACAGCTGATCCTAAACTCTTCTTCCACCCAGCCTTCTTCTCAGATGCAGAATGGTCTCCTGCATCAAGAGGATACGGAGGACCGTTTCTTTTACCCCATTTCTGGCCTAGAATGCCGTGATGATAGAGTTCATCACTTTTAATAATTTTATAGTTACTCATATGTTTCTCCATAAAATAAAAAAGAATAGGACTTGCCATCCTATTCCTCATGAATTCTACTTTAATACTTTAATCTCGTCTAAAATATCTGCGAGTCTTTCGCCATTTGCTTTTCTTTTGTCGATAAGAACCCATTCATCATTAGTAAGCTCTCTTTTAAGCTTCCAATAATGTCCAAGGCTTCTGTCATAGCAATAAAGGTTCTTTAAGTTCTCTTGCTTTCTAAGCTGTACACCTCTGATTCCTTTCTTTACTATGAAAGGAACTCCTGCTGTGACTGCTGTAATTGCAATGGGAACTACAATATCTCTATTGTTATAGCACCATACCTTAAAATCATTCCACTTCATTCGAGCATTAAGCTTAAATGTGTCCCATCTGTTTTCGCCAATTAAACGCATTTTTCTCATTTCATTTTCCTCCTATTAAAGTTAAAATATTACTCTATTATAGGAGATGAAATTTCTGCGATTAATCAGAGAGAAAGAAAGAGCTTGTTAAGCTCTTCTTTTCCTTGTTCAATAGAAAGTTCAATGGAATCATCTGAAAAATTAAGTATAAAATCTGGAAATGTAATTAGTTCAACACTGCCATCTTTTCTACTGACCTTCCAGGTAGTACTATCATAATAATTTAAACCTTTAGGTCTTACAAAATAATGTTCAGAACTTTTCCAAATTCCAATAATATCTATTTTTAGTAATTCTTCGAATGTCATATGTATTCCTCCTTTCTATTTTATCAGATGTTTTTTATGCGATTTTATCCGCAATATTTTTTTAAAGTATCCTCGTTTGGAATAAGGCCATCAAGTCTAGCCAATGTTAAATGCCCCTGCGGATCGATTTGCCTCCAATATCTTATCACATCGTCGCTAGCTTGGCTATAATCTATAAAGCTTACTTCTCCGTCTTTAATCACCCAGTTAAAGGTATGCCCATAATCTGCATTTTTCCATTGGATGCCTACAACACCCTCAGCATTTTTTCCAAAGCGTTCGACTAGCATAGCCTTGGCATCACTAACACTTTTTCCAAATCTAACCGCACTACCGTCTAGCATGCGTTTAGGCTTCATGGTTTCTATCCCAGGAAATACCTCTTCTACCATTCCGCCAAGATCGAGCATTTTGCCGCCATTTGGCTTAGCAACTACATCATAATGTTCTTTACATGATCTTAGAAAACCGGATAAAGCGGATTGGTTACAAATATTTACCCCCTCTGGTTTACCAATATACGGGTTTGCTTTTGAAAGAGACTCTTTAAAAGATTCAGGTTTAAGTTGTTTTGGTATTCCACCAGTTGGATGCTCTATTTTAGATATCGAAGAAGATTCGGTAAGATTAAAAACTTTACCGTCGCTTAAAACTGATGGATTCTTCTTATAAATGCTATAAACACCATAAGCCGCAAGCCCAGTAACAACTACTGCTGCTCCGATTTTTGCAATCTTTTTCTGCTTATCTGTAAGTTTTAAACTACGTTTACTCCCGGACCTACCATATCGCTCTTTTCCTTCAGAAGTAAGCGACCCATCAGAATTTTGAAACCTTCTAACGCCCCATTTCTGGCCTAGAATGCCGTGATGATAGAGTTCATCAGAGTATTTAATTTTATATGCATTCATAGCTTTTTAAGTGTGGAATAGATAGTGACAACTCCGCCTACGATGGCAACTGTGCTGCCGACGACAGAAAGAATATCTTTAGCGGTCTCCATTCCAAGACTTACGTCTTTATTTGTCAAGTCATTATACTGTTTTTCTAAATTCATGCGATTTATAGCTTTTCTAAGCTCTTCGTCGCTCATTTCTTTTACTACATTATCAGTTCCTTTAGACCTTCGCCTAAGTCTATCAATAGCATCGAGTCCTTGGGAAGCACTGTCTATAATTTTCCGGCTCTCATTGACAGTCTTTTCGGCAGGAGATACATTTGGTTTATCTTTTCCGCCTTTAATAGTCTGGTCAAAGAGCTTATCAACTTTTCTAGAATTTGAATTACTATATCTAGCTTTGCCAGCAGTAGTTCTAGAACCATCAGGATTTTGGAAACGTCTTACTCCCCATTTCTGACCGAGAATGCCGTAGTGCATAAGTTCATTGTTATGCATATACTTCCTCCAAAAAGAAATAGGAGAGGCTTAAGTATATAAACCTCTCCTAATCCCAAAAGTTACTGTTCGCTTCTAATCAGTTCAATAAAGCGTCTAACCATGTCCCGCTCGTAATCGGTCTTGGCCTCGTCCATCATAGCCTCGAGCCTATCAACGGCTCTATCTGCTATGCTGTGACCGCTGTACCCTCTGTCAAAAGCGCCATAAGAAGGCATGCCATAGTACCTTCCTGCGCTATAGCCATCGCGGCTTACATACCTTCCGGTCTGAGCATCTCTTCCTCTCATAAAGCTCTCATCCATAGGATAGTACCCATAGCTTCTAATTGGCATATCGTAGCTTCCTCTCATGGAATATCTTCCGTAGCTCATAGAAGGATCCATATAAGTTCCATCCTTAAGCTTTGCAAGCTTTTCCATAATGCAGACGCCTTTTTCTGCCGCTTCAAGCTCCTGAGGTGAAAGGCTGCCCTTTTTTACAAGTCCTTTAAGCTCATCAGAAACAAGCTCTTCGAGACTGCTAAGTACTGTTGTCTTATCCATCTTAAGCTCCTTTCTAATAAGTCACAGCAAGGTCAGGACGAGAAAATATCACATTCGCATTCTGAACCAGTATAGGCTGAGAACTTGTGTTTCTAATAGTAACAGTCTGGCAGCAGCCGCTAAAAACAGAAGCGTTAATCGCTCTGCTTACATTAAAGTATTCGCCAACTGCTGCAGGTGTTACTATCATGTTACTAGCCGGAAGAGTAGCGCCGTCTAATGCTATAGCAACAGAAATTGGTTCCACGGTTCCACCTTCTGGGATCGCTATGTTAGCCCCAAAATCAACAAGATAGGTAGCTTCCTTTGCTCTGCATCCGCAGGACCTTCTAGGGGTCCAACCGCTCAGAAGAAAGTTACTTGTTCCGTCGCTGTGTCTAACAAAGCTTCTGTTACAAGGCATCGGGGACTCAGTAAACACAATCGATTCGCCAGGATTTACTGTCTGAACATCATTTGCACTGTATTCAGCCATGGTAATCCTCCTTTACGCTGTGCAACCGCAGCCGCATCCGTTAAATGGTGTTCTACAACAATTCGGATTCTGCACGGGATATGCAGGAATCGGAGCCGGATTAAGATACTGCTCGAGTGCTACTGTCTGTGCAGCGTTATCTCTTAAAATCTGTGCAGTCTGAGCTGTCTGAGACTGAGCAAACTTAAGAGCATTAACTTCTGCAAGAAGATCAGCATTCTTCTGCTTAACAGAATCGAGCTCAAGAGCGCAAAGCTTATCCATAATGGCCTGGGTATTAGCTGCATTTGCAGCGATAACATCTCTAATACCATCGGATACTGCTGCTCTATCAGCACAATTTTCTGTTGCAACAGTATACTTAAGATCTGCAAGACCTGCTCTGTTTTCACAGCAGCAATTCTGAAGCCCCATAGCAAGGGAGTTCATTCCAGAAACCATTGCTGCCTGATTACCGTTAAGAGCCTGAAGAATATTGGTCTGTGCATTGCAACGAGATACTTCTGCATTAGCAAAGCCATTGCTTACAGCGCCTGCAATGCCATTAAGACCATTCATTACAGACTGCTGATCAAAGCCTCTCTGCATTCCATTTCCGTTGTTTCCGCCAAACCCGTTTCCCCATCCATTGCCCATAAAGGCAAACAGGAAAAGGATGATGATCCAGAAAGATCCATCTCCCCATCCGAAACCGTTACTTCCGCCAGTTACGGCTGCTACATCTGCGGCGCTAAGTCCGCCATTTCCATCTGTTAATGCCATGTTTAAATTTGTCTTCCTTTCTTAAACTAGACATAAGAAATAGATTCTATTACTAACTTCGGCCAAAAGTTTGTAACCATTTTGAAATTTTTAGCGCTTTCCAAACATTTGCTGAAACTGCTGAGCCATTTGACTAAGCTGCTCATACTGCTGCTTGCTCATTTGACCCGTTGCAAGTAGCTGTTCAACTTGCTGTTTTGGATTGCCTCTGAATGTTTGCCTAAAATTGTTAAACTGAGTAAATAAATTGCTCAGATTGTTTTGCTGTGGAGAAGCATTAGGCTGCACTCCCCCAAATCTCTGAAACAAAGGGTTTGGCATAGATTACTTCTTTCCACTACTTGTGAACGCATCGAATCTTTCATCTATGAGTCTATTTACCATCGACTGAATGTCAGAAATTTTAGCGTATTCAGACATATCGACAGAAGGCTGAGGCTCCTCTTTTCTAGGTACTAAATCATAGATTTCAAATTCAATAGGTTTACCACTTCCATCAGCTTTCTTTGTGTAAAGAACTGGTGCCTCACTATCCATAAGCATAACTTCCTGATTGGGAAGAACAGGATAGGCCTTTGCTCCTTCAATGCCCTGAACCCACACAACATTCACAGATGGTGCCTGCATTGGCACTTGAGAAGGTCCAGCTGTCGCCTGATATGGCTGCTGGTAATAAGGCGGATTATTTGGATAGCCGTATCCATATGCCTGCTGCCTTACTGTTCTACTATAAGGATTGTCTATTTCCATCACATCTCCTCCTTTGTCCAAAAGTAGATAGGAATTTCCATGCCAGAATCCCATGCGTCAAAGTAGTTTCCGTCCTCCACAGTCACAACGTGAGACCCAGTAGCAAGAAGGTACTTTCCAAAAGGATGCTCTTCTGCAAACTGTGCCACAGTGTAACAGTCAGGACAAGTGTTTGGAATAATATATCTTTGAAAGCCTTTCGACTTAAGATATGCGCCCCATACGGCGTTTGCCGAAGGCATATCGTGGAGCTCAAAACCTTTTGTTGTGACTCCAGCATATGCCTTGTCCCATGAAATATCTTCAAGCTTTGTAATTGCTCTTATTGTGCAATCACCAACAAGTGCACCTGAAGGATTTGGGTTATAGAAGATGAACACTATTAATCACCTTCTTCATTTTGATTCTGTTTGTATCCAGGATCGTCTTCAATATTAAGTCTCCAAAGAAGTTCTTCTGCTTTTGCTTTATACGCATCCATAACGAAACCGCTTTGAGGCGGATCAAAAACAATCTTGGCTTTAAGGTATATGTATTCTTTGACTGACTCGAGATTTGTCTTTCCTTCAAAGAAGTCTTCCCATGTTTCGCCTCCATCTTGGCTTATCCTGAATGCTTTATCGGTTGGGCCAACGCCAGCCTGAAACAAAGTTGCAAATTCCGAGTTAATAAAAATTACAAGATCGGGGTCGAAGTGAGTGTAATTGTCTTCAAAGCCTATCATCTTTTTAATTGACTTAAGAATTTCTTCCATATCTACCTCCAAGGAATAGTATCGCCGGGTTTTCGTTCTACGTACTCACTCCAAAGAAGTGATTCGTCGCTATAATGGATTGCTTGATGTGTATTAAAACTACAGCATATTAAATAGTCAGGATTAAGGATTAGATCAGTACGGTTCAGGAGATCTGTTTCACTAATGGGATTCATATGGTGTATATAAACCCTACCAGCAATCGGTCTGGTAGGGTCAGCGAGATCTAATCCTTCGTCTCTGACTATTACATACTGCCTGATCTCTCTCCATTCGGGGGATCTATAAAAAATCTGATTCAGATACCTATCTGAGCCGAATGTACTCGCTCCAACCACTCCGCTAATCTTCAAATATCTGAATCTATCTATAAAATTAGGAATAGAGATCAGTTCTTTGTATGTCTTTAAATTACTCATCGGTTCTATTGCCCGAATATGTACGCATAGCAGCCATTGCTTCTGTAAAGAGAGCCTCAGTCCTCTTTTCAGATTCATAAGCTTCAGTCTTTGCAGCTGCAAGTTTGATCTGCTGCTCTAATAGTTCTCGTTCAAGCTTCTCTTTTTCGGTAGCCAGTTTCAGGTAATGGGTAATTATCTGCGAACTGGCTGTACCATTTCGAAGTTGTTCCTCAGCTAGGTTAACGGCTAGTGAAATTAACTGGTCCTCACGCCCTTGTGTAGTCTTTGCTGGACGACTTTGCTTAGCTGAGGCAGTCTCTTTTCTTTCTTTCAAGAATATCACCGCCACTTTTACTAACTATGATTGTACTTTTAATTTGAACTTAGAGACTTTTTTCAGGTATGCAAAGAGGATACACGGACTTACAGGCTATTTTACCGACACTTCTACGGAGGAAACTCACTAATGAAAGTAAGGAGATACGCTGCATACCTGAAAAAAGTCTCTAAATTCTCCCGCCGGAGAAAATATCAAG